CTTTTTCTCTTTTAGCTATACGCTGAAATACAGGAGCATTTTTAACTTCGTAAATACTCCCTAACTTTATATTACCGAAGGGTTAATTTGCTTTATCATTTATTTAAACCATGACATTACTGTAGCTTGATCCATAGCTCTCATTGTTTGAAACTCTAAAGCAACTTTACCTGAGATTGGACGCTTTCCAGACTCATCATACGTATGATCCCATCTGGGATTAGCTGAAACTGGAAGTAGTCCATCAATAAAGACCCAGTTAGTCTCAATCGTACACCAAATACCTGATAAAACGTTAGCCGGAGGCTCTAGAGGATTACCATATTCTGGAGGTAAAGGACCAACAGTTAATCTTCTCATTGGATCAATAACTTCAGAGAAGGTATCTCTGACTCCAACAAATCCAACTTCAAAGTTTATATGAATGGGCTGGGTGCCTTCCCATTTTTGAAACGTGAAGGCACCCATAGTAGTACTAAAGCCAGCCGCTGCTGCTCCAGCTCCTATCACACTAGACGTAGTTCCACTACCTTGAAACGGATTATGAGCAAAGTCAGTCCAACTCGACTGAGTTGAAAACTCAATAGGAGTTGTTAGAAATGCTTTTATTAATCCAGTGTGAGGTAAAAAGATACGTATTTGATATGGAGTCGAACTATAAAATTCGTCTAAGTATAAACCCACTATACGTATCCTCCGTTATTTAACAATACTATACCCATGTCATCCATCTCCATCGGAGACGATAGTCTACCCTGGCCTCCACCATCCATTACTGCAGGTGCTGGATTACCTCTTTGTGGAGTCATTACTCCGTGTAAAGTATCTGCCATGTACTTCATAGTTTCTTCGCCTGACGGTATTGCCAAATTGTCAACTGGAAACTTGTCAACCGAAGCACTTTTAGCTGATACTCCTGCTATCATGTTACCGTCATAGCTCATCATCTCATCATAAGATGATTTAGGTACGCTAGCATTTCTAGGAGTTGAAGTTGCATACGGAGCAGTCTCATAACTCATGAGATCGTCATACGACGACTTCATACTAGAGATTGGAGATACAGCGTTAGAGCTAGCACTCCAAGAAACTGGTTGTCCAGCTGGGCCATCTAAAGCAGCTTGCATAGCTGAGTTCATAGCTGACTGCTCATCTGGATTTAGCTGTCCAGATAATGATCCAGAGCTCCATGACGTAGGTTTTCCTGAGTCAAGTGCTGCAGTCGTTGCTGCATTCATAGATGCCTTTTCTTCAGGACTTAGACTACTCGTCCATGAAGGTTCAACTCCACTCTGCCAGTCTTGATACCTTTGAGCAGTTACTGGACTCATGCTAGATGGCGATGGATAGTTTCCTGACGCCCCGCTACCACTCCATGATCCTGTCGATAACAGATTAGCTGCTCCTCCTGTTAATCCTCCAAATATACTATTAACCGCATTTCCAATTCCGCTTGATAAGTCTCCAGCAACTGAATTAACTCCAGTATTAATCGTACCGTCAATAAGAGGATTTCCAGTTCCTACTCGTAGGCTACCCATAGTCGACGCAGCTATTCCAGATGCGTAGTTCTTAGCCATGCCAGAAGCGTTATTAAATAGCGCTCCTCCCATCTTGCCAATTACATCTCCTGCATATCCAAACGTAGATCCGGTTTCAGCATCTAGAGTATCAGTAGGAGATATATTTTGATTATATCCTGATGATATGTCAGAACCATAACCGTATGTTGTAGCTCCAACTGATCCATCATCACCAACTGCATAATTCCATGAGGAAGACGGACTTGCTGAACTTGATCTAGGAGATCCAGATAGGCTTCCAGCTAAGCTTTGTAATCCTCCAAATAGTCCTTGACTAATACCACCTGATAGACTTGATAGATCACCAGCGATAGAGTTTACGCCAGTATTAATCGTACCATCAATAAGAGGATTTCCAGTTCCTACTCTTAGACCTCCCATTGCTCTCGATGCCATTGTTGCTAAACTATTATTTAGCATTCCAGACGCATTTCCAGCAAACGAATTAAACATTTTTCCTGCAATGCCACCAATGTACCCAGTTGGACTAAAACCACCTTGAGTACCATATCCATATGCTTGAGGAGGCACTGCTACTCCATTTTTATATCCATATCCATAAGTAGGTATTTGACTACCACTTGTTAACAGATTTGAATATACTGGTGCAGGAGTAGGAGGCTGATAAACTGCTTGCTGTACTGGAGGAGTTGATGCAAATGTTGAGGCCGGTACGGCTTGACTCTTAGGAGGCTCTGATTTAGGTGCATTATTAGCCGACTCTTCATCAATAGCAGCTTGAAGATCGGCATCACTTACGCCTTCTGACTCTTTAGCTACAGAAGTTGCTTGTCCAAATGTCTTATCAGTTTCAGCTACCTTCTTATCGTACTCTTCTTGACTTATTTTACCTTCATCTAGCTGTTTCTTTAGATAATCTAACTGAGTAGTCTTAGCTTTAGCTAACGCTTCTGATGAAGACTGTTTAGCTGGTTCACTATCTGATTTTGATGCACTAAGACTTCCAACTTTAGGTGCTGGAGGTGGTGGAACATTGCTTACTGCTGGAGCAGGTGGAGGTATAGATGTCTTAGCTTTATCAGCTACAGTACTACCGTCTCCAAAGAAACCAGCCGATCTAGCATCAGTAGGTGCTGACGTAGCCTGTTGTTTAACAGGTAGGTCAGGCATGTTCTGAGCACCAAACTTTGCCTGAGCGTATAGTCTACTATCAGGGATAGCTGGCTTACTAGAAGTACTGGACGGAAACCTAGTATCTACAGCAGTTGCACCAGGCCATCCTCCAGAGTTAGATGTCTCAGAACTTGCAGAAGATCCAGTTGGAGTATTAGATGCAACTTGAATTGGAGTGCCAAGTTTAGCATACTGTTTAGCTCTATCCATCTGATCAGTATACTGATTTTGTATATCTTTAAATCCTAGTAACTTAGCTCCCTCTTGACTAATCTTAGCATCTGGTGATAACGATGATGGCTGAGCTAATGCGCTTAGCTTCTTTCTATCAAATGATTGATTAACTACTCCGTCGTCTGCAAAATCTATAGCCTGAATATCTCTATCAGATGCCTTATCTGAGGTTAAATTCCCTTCTGCCCACTGGTTTAGAGCGTAAGTTCTAAGAGCTGTAGCTCCTACTTTTGACACACCCTCTTTATCTTCAGCGTTTGATAAAGCCATCGCGTGTTCAGTAGCAGTAAGCTCTTTATCTAACTTGCTTCTGTTAGCAAAAAATCCAGATGCTATTCTTTCCTTCATCGACTCAAAGTTTTTACTATTTGGGTCATATCCTTTTGATATTAAATGCTGTCTAGCGCGTTCCTGCGTAGCTCTGTAATCAATTCCATGTCCAGCCTCATGCAACGATCCAAAATACTCTCTATCTCTACGAGACTTATTTGTATTTTTGGTAATGTCTGGAACGTTGACAACTAATCCACCTTCTCCAGTAATACCTAATGAAAATCCTTGAGCCTGACTTACATTCTTTACATCTGCTCCTATAGCATCGTAAACTCCTGATAGCTGAGTATCTAATGACTCAGTAGTAACAGGAGGTGGGATTGGCATCTCAATTGGGGTCGTAGCGTTAGCTGTAGACGTACTTTGAGATAGTGAAGAAGACGGCTGAGGAGTAGCTGCTGCTACAGACTGCTGCTTTTGGGAATCAGCAGCGGATTGCAATGACTTTGACTTTATATCATCAACGTAAGCCTGACCTTTAAGCTTAGAACCCCCACGTTCAAGTCCTGCTGGTTCTACATGCCACCATTCAGAGTCTGATCCTCTATTACGAAGCGGCAGGTCAAGTCCATGCTTTTGAGCTATAGCTAAGAACTTCTCTTTATCAGCTTTTGACATATTATTCATGTCATCAGTTGATTTCATGTCAGCAAATCTTATGTCAGTCGCCTGACCAGTTCCGTGCTTTGATCCGTATAGGCTAGCTACTTTACCTGTCTTACCGTTTTGAGCAAGTATATCAGCCTGAGTAGTTCCTGTAGATCCTAATGCTGACTTTTCGGCGGCTGTTGGAGCTCTATATCCTGAATCTATTTTTACCTTTCGTCCAAACTCTTTTTCTATATCAGCTGAAAAACTACTTAATTTAGTAGCATAGTCAGCATTAAGATTTTTGACGTCAACGTTAGATGTAGCTCTCTGTGATAGTCCTGCTAAAGCTCCAGTTGTATCTCCGGCAACCATTGGACCTTCAGATCCATACTGATCACCAAAGCTTCCCATTTGGTCATAGTAGTTAGACGACTTGTTATAATGCTTTCTCCAATCAAACAAGGTACCATTTTTAAGTGTATCTTGTCCGATAGCCCATTTTATATAGTTTTTTCCTAGTGACCATGCGGCTTCATCCTTTCCTATATCTGGATTGTTTAAAAACTTATCCATTCCTTTAAACTTACCGCTCTGCATTTCATCTTTAGCAAATGCAGCCATTGCATTCAAAGACTCTTGTCCCTGGACCATCTTTCCATCTTTCATTAATCCGCGATCACCAAGATATTTCTCTAATGCTTTTCTTCTGTCACCTTGCCAGCTAAAGAATCCTAAATTAGATGCACTATTAGCGGCGTCTTTATGAGAGCCAAATATGGTACCAGCATTAAAATCGTTTTCTCTACCTACTTCAGCAGATAAAGCTTTTGATTGAGCATCGCTAAATCCAGCATTTCTAAATGAAGCATATACTTGCTTCATCATATCTCCCTGCTTGGTAGAAACTGGAGTATTAGTTGTTACTTTCTGAGGCTGATTTGATAAAGATGATGGACCTCCAGGCATGTATTGTGGAGAGTATCCAAAACCTGAAGCAGCTCCTCCTGCAGAATACTGACGCATTACGTTTGGTCTACTAAACGAAGATGTACTTCCAGTTCTTAGTAGATTCATCATATTTTCAGTGTACCCAGATGCATCTCCTGCTCTAGCACGAGCAACGAGCGAACCTGGAGCGCCAGCAGATACTCGTTTTGCAGAGTCCGATATCATATCTAACATTCCCTGCATAACCTTTCCACCAGCTTCCGTAAATTGATCCATCATTGGACCAGCATCTTTACTAAGCTGATCCCAGAGCTTAGACGCTTCTGGAGCTAACTTGTCCCACATATCTCCTAAACCAGCAGTAGCTTGATCTACCATTGGTTTAACTTTATCGCTCAAAGATCCTATAGCATTTCCAACTGACATAGATATTGACTTAAGATCCATCTCGTCAGCTTGAGACGGTATGCTTTCTCGACTAATATCTACCATTTCTTTCATGGTATCTTCTTGATTAGTCAGAGAATTGTATATACCCTCAATGTAAGGAAATACTTTTGTAAATGAACTTTCAACTGATGAAGCTGCTGTAGAAATAGAGCTATTTACGCTCTCTATAGCAGATGAACCAGCCGATACTGCAGTATCAGTAGAGTCACTAAATGCAGTAGTTACACTATTCCACAGACTTGATGCTACTGACGATGCAGTATCAAGTATGGATGATTCTTGTGGTGTAGGAGTTGAAGATACGCTTGACGGTACTGGAGACTCTGGAGCTTTTGGCTGAGCAACATTGACCTGTCCTGGAGTAGCTAAATTAGCTTTAGTCTGTTCTGGAGTAGGAGATGTTTTATCTCCAAATGTATCATTATAAAGAGAATATCCTTTGCGAGCAATCCAGTCTCCAGCAACGCTTCCTGCAATAGTTCCGATTGGACCTAGAAATGATCCTAAACCTCCACCTATTAGACTTCCAGCAGCTCCAACTCCTGCTTCTGTTTTATCTCCACCTAGCGCTGTTTCAACTCCATATCCTAACGCTGTACCTATTATCGGTACTCCTTTTAAAAATTTAGATCCAGCTCCAGCAACTTTAAGAGCATCGTCAGCTAATCCTGCAGCACTTGAAGCTTTGCTAGCTGAACTAGCTACTTTAGCAGCATCATCAGCCTTACTAGCAACGGTTACCGCTGCTTTTGCCGCCTTTGCTGCGTCATCAACAGTTCCAGCTGCTGCGCTCGTACCCTTACTGAAATACTTAGCTGCGCCTGACAGAGCAGCAGACGCTCCAGTAGTTCCGGCTTTTATAGTGCCTGCTCCGAATTTTACAACTGATCCTATTGGATTAGCAGCAATTTTTGCTATATTAAATAAATTTTCGGTAATTGTACCTAAAGTTTTTGGTATAGCATCTAACGCTGCTGGAATATCTTCAACAAAAAGTTTTGATAGGCTTCCAAGATTTGATAGTAAAGCTCCTCCGGCTAGTACAGCAAGTACTGGAGCTAGATCCTCTAAAAATGAAGTATCATCTACTGCCTGTGCACCAAATTCCTTATTTTCAAGCAGGCTTTTAATTCCCTTAAGCTCACCGTAGATATTTTCATTAACTTTGATTAATCTATCAAATCTTTTTCCACTCTCTTGCATGTTATCGAGAGCAGTTAATTTTTCAGATACTGAAGCTTTTTTATCGCTCTTGGATTTTGTATTTGATACAGCTTTTAGAAAAGACTTTAATTCCTTAGACGATGGATCGCCAAATATTGATTTAGACTTGCCATCGCTAAGGATTTCAACTGTCTTTTTAGTACTGATGGAGATATTGTCGAGGTGGTTTAATGCGTCGACGTTAAAATTGTCTTTATTTATACTAAAACCGCCGATTCGCATTTCGTCTTCTCCTCTCTATAATCTCCTTTTCGAGATTAAGAACTCTGTTGTACAGGCTGAGGACGTGAGGATACTCTAGTCTTTGAAGGCTCTCCACGTTCTGATGTGCTCGCATTGCCAAAGCGAACTCGATCTCTCGCAAGTCGCTTGTCTTTCCGAAACGGAATAAAGCTCGCCACCTCCCAAGACGTAGTGACAGGGTATTCAGTCTTGCATAATTGGCACTTAGCTTTAAAACTACCATTTACTCCATGATACATTTTCTCTTGAGCATAATCAATAATATCTCCATCATTATACTCTAGATCCTCAACAATGACTCCGCATTGCTTTTGAGTAAGCTGACGATTTGTCCACTCTGATTGAGGTTTTCCAGTCTCTTTTGCTAACTCAAAATAGTGGCGTATACGTAAAAAGTCCATTTTTACTACTCCAATGCTAAGCTCTAGCTCAATTGGAGGAACTACTTCTTCATCTAGCGTAACAAATGATATTTCTTGAGGTACAACAAAACTTTTAAGATCTGCTGAAATCGTAATAATTTGAGGAGTACCGTCAGGAGTTCTCCCTAGTTCGATCGTTTTTACCTCATCACCACAACTTGGACACTTTCCTCCGTTAAGCTCAAACTTAACTTCTGGAAATGTCAAAGCTACAAGCGACAATTCAACAAATTGCCAGTCATTAACCGTAAGATCATAGACATTAATACCGGTTATAACTTCTCGATCAGCATAATATTTAACAATATCAGTAATCTTATTCTGGTGATCAAACGTAAAGTCAACTTCACCTAGAGTTAATCTTCGTATTGCTATCTCTTTCTGATTATACGGTACAAATCTAGACGGAAGATAAGACAAGCTAGTATAGTTTTTCACTAAATTACCCTTAAAGTTCGCCAACGACAGTTAGAGTTAGAGATAACGATAAAGGCTGACCACCTTTATCAGAAGTATGATTTACCTGAACATCTCCTTCAGGTATGACTAAAAGTCTTTCATTAAATCGAGTCGGATTTCTTTGATTATTTAATCTCTGTAAAACAAGAGTCCTCGTACATCCAGGAGTTCCAATAAGTTTGATTGTATAATCAAGACCTTTTATATCCTCCATCCAATCATGAAGAAATCCTAAAGCTCTATAGTCATTAACATCATAAATTTCTAAATTAATGACTTTACCTCTAGATACCTTCTGTGGAAAGTGGAATGTACGAGGACCATACTCCATTGTAGCATTATCAAAGGTTAATGCAGTATCTCCAACAGCATAGGCTGGAAAGAAATCTCCGTACTCGACAAACGTAGCCTCCCACGTATAAGGTCTGGAGTAATCTTCTGCACGAAGAGTTTCTATCGTTGTTGCCATTACACTACTTCTGCGTAATCAAATTCTAATGTGAAAGATATATCCTGAGTACCTGACTTGTCACTCCCTAACGAAATGCCTGATAAGTTTGAGAGAACGCATCCCGTAAGCTTCCAAGTTTTTACAGGAGAGTCTCCAACGTTTAACAATTTCATCTCGCACGTTCCTTCGTACGCTGATTTTGTCATATGAACTCCGGTAATATGATTATACTGCTTTTCGCTCCATGCCCAGAGTCCAGCCAGATTTGAGTAATCATCCATTTCTATTACTGTAAAATCTACTGATCCCCAGTCAACCATGCCAGTCTCTTTCTTAGAGAATCCTCTAATATCAACACTAACAATGTTATAACTAGGAGCTGGAGTAGTGAGTGTTGAACATCTCATCTTTACTGGAGTTTCTAAGCTACCTGGACCAGCTCCAGATAACTTAACGTCCCACTTATATACTCTGGCAGTATCAGGATTACCTCGTAGAACCTCGATGTTGACATCAACGCTCATTTAGTACCTCAATTAGAGTAAGTCAGCGTAATCGTATTCAACTGTAAATGATAAGTTATGAACTCCAGCCTTATCAGACTCTAGCTGAGATAGCGAATCAGTAGTAAGTATGCTTCCGTACAATATCCACTGACGTATGACTGAATCTTGCAGATTTAGCAGATGAAGAAGAATCTCTCCTTCATAATCCTTCTTATTATACTGAAAACCAGTAGCGTTATTAAACTGCTTCTGTCCCCACGACCATAGCGTGTTAAGTATGTCATACTCAACAGTTTCATACGCAGTAAAATCGATTGAATTCCAAGTTACGCCACCAGCTTCCTTCTTTGTAAATGCTCTAATATCAATATTTATTGGCTCATATGATGGATTAGGCTGAGCTACAGAAGAGCATCGTATATTAATTTGATCTGCTGTACCAGGTCCTGGACCGTAAAGTATTACATCCCACTTGTATGTACGAGCAGTATCCCTGTGATTTCTAAACATCTCTTCGATGTTGACCATATTACTCATTTTAAATTCTCCGAAATTCGTTTAAATCGTACTAAGCGTCCATGCTCATAGATCCTATATAGTGTTCATTAACCAGTTATGCGAACGTCTTCAAATCTAACGCCTGTACGAGTAATAATGGCACGGCCATAAATATATTCAGCGGCCTTTGTAGGCTGAACATAATAGTCAAGATACATCTTATAGTTATCAACTTCTTCAGGTGTATTGTTAGTCTCATCACAGACTACGTCATAGTCATATAGACCGCGACGAATTCTTATAGACTTTAGATAGCTATGAACAGCAGACTTAGCGCTAGCACGAGTAAACTGATCGTTAATTTCAAACTCATACTCTTCTAAGAACTCTTCAATAGCGTTCTCAATAACGATAAGTAACCATCTTACGTTAGCACGATCTAGAGCAGATGGGCGACCATATAGAGTCTTCTGACCCCAGATTGCTATTCCCTTTCCAGGTCTAAAACGTATTACGTTAATGTCATTATCATAAAGAAGGTCACGCTCACCAAGAGTAAATCTACGATAAACGTCTCTTACTGGCAGTACGCCACGTCTCCAACCAGCAGCCGGAAACCACGGTTCAAACTGATCAGCAGTAAACGAGAACGCAGCTGCTACGAAACCTGAGCAAGGTATCCATAGCTCACGACCGTTATAAGCGTCATAAATCTTAACGTGACCAGCATATAGTCCAACAAAGCTAGATGTAAGATTAATAGAATACTTTCTATAGCTTACTAGGTCATTAGCATAGTTATTACTCTGCTCAAGCTCGAACGGAGCATACAGTATGCCGTAGCAGTCAGCACGGCCACCAAGCTCACGGTCGCATAGCTTTGCAATCTCAAGCTGATAGTTCTCGTCGCCAAGAGTATCAATTATTATGTCAACCTTTACATCTTCCTTATTATTAAAGGTCTTCAGTTGCTGTATATACTCAGCTACACTTGGAGTAGTACCTCTATAACCACCTTCCATACGCATTGGAGTTCTTACTGATACATTTTCGTGTATATAAGACTCAGTTGGAAGTGCTTCCTCAGGTTCTAAATAAGGATTACTACGTATTCTCATGTAGTAAGACTTACTGTTCACACGCTCTTCAACGAACATCTGGTTTCCATATCCATCAGTTTTATACGTTCTGGATAGGCTATATTGCTCAACGATGTTCTTAAACGAACGAGAGTCTTCTTCATAGATAGTTACGCTAAATTCTTTATTGACTGGGTTAACCTTATCAATAATAGCATAATATCCATTTGACCAGTCTCCTGGATTATCTCCATATATTATCATACTCTCAGCAGCGTGAGACTTAGCTTGAACGCTAAGCGCATGATTAGAGTAGTACTTGCCAGTTACTACAATATCGTTACTATATGAATATCCAGCTTTGATCTTAAACTCAAGATAGCCAGTCTCATAATTAAGCTTATTATTAGCTGTATTAGTTGGATCTAGAAAACCGCTATTGTTATAGTCGAGAATCTGTCCAGCTCCATCAACATACGCTACCTTATTAGCTCCATCAAATATAAAGGTTGAAGGTATGGTTGAGTCTTTTTCACCGTTAACAGTGATATCAGCTAGACCAGCTCCGTCAGTTATCGTGATAACTCCTAGGTTAGCAGCTGACACGAACTCAGAGTCATAGTTTATCAAGTTTGATAAACCTAACGCAACATGATTAATATTCTCCTCAGTAGCTGCAAACTCAAAAGTCTTAGTTCCATTGGCTGTAACTATAGTTACGATATACTGAGCACTTACAAGAGGAGTAACATCTGATAGATCTATTGTACGACTGTCGGTAGCGTCATTTCCCTTAGCACTAACTGCAACATCAACCAATCCTGGAACATAAACAGGATCAACATAAGCTTGAACAGCTATAATGTCTAGCCCAGCTCCAGCAGATATTGTAATAACATTACCTGACGATGAAGCAGCATAGGCTGCGCTTCCGTTTATTTCAGCAGCAAGGTCCGTAGCTATCTTTTCTAGAGCTGTACCGTCGGAAATGACTGAGAACTCATCATTTCCAATGTAAACGATATACTGTCCTCTATAAAGAACGTCAAGCGTCGACAGATCAATTGTACGGTCATCATCCTCTAGAGATTGTACTCCATTTATAACTACGCCAGATACGCCGTCAATTACTTCCAGGTTTAGTACGGGCTCTACAATTGGATGAGGTAAAGATCCACGATGTGTTCTATCTACTATAGGAACATCAACATTAATATCTTTTATAGAGATATTATAGTTATCGTAAACCTTAAAGCTTAGATCACCATTAATGAAAGTTATTTCATTATTATATAGTGGATCAAGGAATCCAACTGGATCTCCGTTACCATCAGTAACATCGTGTAGTTTTCCTGTTTCATCAGCATACGCAACAGGAACTCCCTCATCATAAATTACAAAAGACGATGAGGATGTGCTACCTACGACGCTAACGGGATCTACTAGAGGATATGGAACGACTACATCAGAACAAACTCTAGCGTCGACTGAACTAGACTCAAACTTAGAAAGAGGCTTTAATACCTGAGTAACAGTTCTGTTGTCAAAGTCATATTCTTCTGGATTCTGCATACCTGAAGTAAATGACTTATTTGGAAGGCCCCAGCCTATGAGAACTGTAGACTTAGCAGCTGGAGGCTCGTCAAATACAACGTTAACTGTTCCAGTATCATAGTCAACAGTACCGCTGACTTTTACACCTACTATGTTACCTTCACCTTCATCAAATCCAACTCTGTCTCGATCTACATAAACAGATACTGTATTATAATGACATCTCTCGTAAGGTAATATTACTGAGTAGGTTTTAGTTACTCCGTCAGCAAGTATACCGTCAGCATAGAAAGAAGCTCCTATTGAGATACCACCGTACAATGCACCGTTAGATACACGAACGCACCAGCATCTCTTCGACTTGGTAAGAAATGTATGTAAAATAAAATAAGCTATATCAGAGCCTACTTTAGGCTTACCTAAAACTAGGTCAGCCTGCTGAGGAGTTGTAATCCACGTTCTCTGATTTATTGGACCCTTGTCAAACGCCCCTATTACTAGGCCATACATACCAGGATAAGACGGTACGCGTTGACTTAAATCATATTCAATTGTTCTAACTTGTGGTGAGGCCATTGTCTATCTCCTGGATTATGCAAAAACGATAACTTCGTTTTTATAAGCAGACTTTACATACTTAATCTCATCTTCAGTAAGATCTACTTCGATAAGCGATCTTGGAGGAAGAGGATAAGACTTGTCTGGATTTTTCGTCCCAGTAGTATAAACAATGATCTGACGATCAATTTTACTTTTAAGTGATGTAACCATTATTATCTCCAGTGGGGTTCCTATGCCCATTTATAGGATAAAAATTTCCAATTATTAAATCCGTGTACAAAAATCCACTAGTTAATTAAAGCATTGATATAGACGATTCACGATATAAGTTAAAGTGAGCAGTAGAAATAATTTGTTTAAGTCTTGGATAAGTCTTAGCAAATAGTAACCAAGGTCCTATAACTTCACAGTCAAAATTTATTGATAAGTAACTTTCATTTTGACTATTACTGTTAAAGTTACTTATATCATTCCAATTGACATTGTATGAGACCATTCCATACTTATCATAGTCAACGTCATATTGAGAAACTCCGCGTATCTTAGTCATATAGACTAATTCAGCGATCTCAATATCGCTCATCTTATTTGCAACAAGCATAAACTCTATTGGTAAAACTGAAATAGCTCCAGCAATTATTTCTACTTTGTCTGGATCGTCTCCAGAGTAAAACACGTCTCGTTGATTTCTATCTTCGTATGGACGATCAACTTTTAATGTTGATCTACTCCATAACAATATTGGAAGATCTTTAGGTTTTTGAGGTTTTGCAGGAGTAGCTGTTTTTGTTTTAGCTTCTCTCATATCGACAAGTCCTTCGTCGAAATTTAAACCTGGAGAGTAAACCTTATTGATTCCTGGAAAGAATTTATCTATATAATTAAAGAGTCCTGTTATTATAAGTACAGTAGGACTTATAGGTTGCCATCCGGGACCAATTATCATAATTACTCCTCGATGTAAGTTACTGTGTACCTATTAGATACATCACTTATAATTCCAATAGAATTAATATGCTGGACTCTAAAATTGTAAGATACGCCGTTATTCTTTATAATAACAAGCTTCGACCCGTTTTTGAGCGTTTCTCCACTTTTAACGTACACATTTGTTTCTGTAAGAAAACCAATATCGACATCAGAAGAGACGAAAAACTCGTATAAACTTCCTGTAAGCAGAACTTTAACTTCTTTTGAGTCTTCGTTAATAACGTCTCCGTCGCGATTTCCATATATGTCAGTATACAAATTCTCTTCTTCTGGCTCATAGATAGTACATGTTACCCCATAGAGATCAATGTATAAATCTATTACCACATCGTTCAACATTCCATGTAAATTTTCAATAATTGGCAGATATAGGCTCATGACTAATCACCTATAGCTTTCCACCAGTAAGATTTTTCGTATAGACTTTCCTTAGCATTCTCATAAATTTCAGTACCTTCACTAACTACAGAATCTGAATCCATTGTAATAGGAAGATCATTGATAGTAAAAGATCTTCTGGACTTACCAAGTGCTATAAGAAACTTTCCGAGTACTAAATTTAGAAATGATAATTCATAGTCTAAATTTTCTATGTCAACTTCTGTTATCTTATTCTCATCATCCTTTGTAATTGTCAAAGGATACTTATAACAACCCGTAATTTCATAGGCTCCATTATACTGACAATAGAAATTTGGCTTATCGTACTTCCAAACTAGTTGGTGAGGTACAGTTAAATTACTAAAAGTAGCACTTTGAAATATTGTAAGTATTGATGACCGTGTACCTTCTAACGGCTTCACGTTTGATATCCATTCAGGTGCAGACTCATCGTCGAATCTATGATGCGTAGAATTTAAATTTAGATTAAACGACTTAATTACTGGTTTGTATTTTTGGTAATTGATCAACTCTGGCTTTACTATTCTGAGCCAGAGTTGATCATACGATAGCAACGTCTTATCAAATGATTGCAGTATATACTGACCTGACTGAACCATTAAAAAGTCTACTATATCAGTCAATGTCATTATAATACTCCTAGCTTGAAGATAACTTTGAATGCCTGGACTTTAAACGATCAATCCTATCACTTTCACGAGCTTCTCGCTCAGTTGCACGATTTTGTCTAGCAGTAGCTCTATTTTTCCGAGCTGTAGCTCTACGAAGTCTATTTTCTGCTCTTCCTATCTTACGCTCAATAGATTTCTTTCGTTGCTCAGGTGATCTAGAGAATAGCTCAAACTTCTCTCTTAGCTCTTCATCAGTAATTTCAGTAGATAAGATTTTTCTAGCTCTATCTTCATCACACTCAATATAGTCAACTTGAGAGCTATCCCAAGCATAATATTGATTTTCAATCACGATAACATCAGCTATACTTTCTTGAATATTAAATGACTCAAGTTGATTTATTAGTAAAGCTGCTCTGCTCATTTTAATATACTTTTGCCATCGTCTTCGAACGCTTTCTAGCGGCTGCAGCACGCTTACTACGTCCACTACGAGCAGCTATCTTGGCAGCTCTTGCTCTAACTCGACGCTCTTGAGCGCTCATCTTTACGCACTTGCCATCCTGAGCTTTCATTCCCTTGCCGGTGCAGATCGTCTTCTTTACTTTCTTACCAGCACGTCCAACTACTACTTTCTTCATACCTTCATCAATAGCGGACTCTTCCATGTCACTCTCTTCGCACTCTACGTAGTCTTCAGCCTCGTCGTCCCATACCATACATTTTCCATCAACGTAAATAACGTCAGATACTTCCTCGTCTTCCATTTCGTCTTCCATTTCGTCTTCCATGTCCATTTGTTCTATCATGTTTAATAGATGTAATGCTCTGCTCATTTTATTGCCTCAATAAACCTGAATTTTTAAGTTGCTCAACAAAACCCATTAAGTGCTTGCACAAGCCTGGATAATGACCTGGATTTCTCTCAGGCCATGTCGTAGTCTTACGAACATATTTTGGAAAGTTGGGTCCAAATAGTGCTTTATTCGACCTATCCCACCATTGCCATGTAAAGTAAAAGTCGCGACAGCTGCATCGTACCTGGCACTTATGCTTCGACATTGAGATTCTTTCAAGATAGTATTCATTACTATCTCTGTCTTTTGCTAGTACTTGATGTTCTGCGTCCCGAGTAGTGCTCATAGACACATTATAGAAAGCTATAGTCATAGGATATAGGCTAGTTCCACGAGCTTCTCCTCGTATAGTAACTACTTTATTTTTAGGATTTATTGTTGATCCTGTAATAGCTACTTTAGGAGAGTCGTTAAACTTAGCTCTATGCTTATGTGACGAATTAATAAGATCAACTAATGTTAGTCTAACACGACTAAATATATTTAGCACATCAGATATCGCCACATTCTTATTCCTATAGATTAACTGTTACCAGATTGATAATCAAGAATTCTTTGTACAAGCTCTTCTTTGTATCCGTATGGATGTAAGCCTTTCTCAGTCAAAATTTCAGAAAGTTGGCCTTTATACATGGATCTGAGTTCGTTTTCTTCGTAGATCTTAGAAACCTGAAGTGCAGGCTCCTCGACAACTTTTTGATCTTCCGATACAACATCATCAGTACTTGATGGTTCAACTACTTCAACTGCAACTTCAAAAGGCTTATCAGTTTTAACTTCAGCGATCTTAGCTGCTACAGTCTCAACGGGTTTTTCTTTTTCACCAGGACTAGCACTTATCACGCCTAGCTTGAAGAACTCAATATAAGGTTTCAATGCATCGTAGTAAACTCCACTAATTAGCCCAGATTCTGAATCTGGGCCTAGTGTAAGTGAGAATGGAGGCTTTTGAGTTTTAAGTATAACCTTTGCCTTAGATGGATTTTTGAGCCTAAAGCTAAATAATTTCATAATGCTTCCTGGTGAATTAACAATTAAGATGTAATTGTTATCTTGGTGATAAACTTATCAACAAGAATATCAATAGCAGCCCAAATAGCAGCAGCCTTCTGATTCATAAGAGGATTCTTACCAGTAGGCATAGCTGAGGTAACTACCAGAGGCATGTATGGTGCATCCTAATGTTCAAATAACGACGCAACTCGTTATCCCGTTAAGTTTGCCTCTAAACTTAACTGCTGCATATTACTATGCAGAGCAGACTATATCATAATCCAATACGCTTATTGGACTCTCACTTTTTCCACTACCGTATGCTTGTAGTGTACTCTACTCACTCCTTACACTAAGAACGTAGTGCAGGTGTTTTCGATAGTCGTTCGACCTTCTCCTTATTAGGAGCTTGGCTCGGAAGTTATCCAGTCTATAGCTTTTATTTTTTCAGCGGATCTGGCATGTGTCCGCAAATATACATCATTTTGTAAGAATCCCTTATCGACTAGACGATAAACCGAGTCTCTTACATTTTCAAATGGTCTATTTAATTTACAAGAAACTTTTGGTATGTCTAAATATCCATTTTTAACTATAAAGTTCTTGCATTCTTCTAGTAGCAATTTAGATGATTTTCTCAGTCCTTGTCCGTGAACATATCCATCAGGAAGGTCCCTTCCGTTTTCAACCACTATACTTTTACCAGTTAACGGGTTGACTACGTAATATGTATTTAACGTTGGACTCCATGGTCTTCCTTCTTGATATCCATCAGGCTTCTCTGATCTAAATACAGATTCTTTATCTTTATAATACCACTTTTTTGGTATCACTCCTTTTTCGAAGCCTTCAGGGATATAATCTCCATCCCGTATGTGAATTTGTGAGATTCCATTAGTATACCAGCTGGATCCTAAAACATTAAATGGATCTACTCTACCGTAAAACCATCCAATTGGAAGATCTTCTTCAGGATTTATAACCGTTTCATCACCAGTACTATCACAAGTTATCCAAACTTTGTTAGCGATTGGAGATTTACTCATTCCATATATAAATCCGTCAGGAAGAGTTGCATCTTTATTAATCATACGATGCTCTAATGTTTCAGGATTGTGAACCCATCTAGTATTGGGAGCTCCAGCATACTTAGGATGAAAACCTCCTAATCCACCTGCCTTTAAATTGTAGCAGTGCGAAGTATCAAGAATTTCATTTGTTACAATAGCGGATTCTAATTTAAAGGCTTCGTCTGATGAATTTAAGTATACAAGATTTGTACGCTTAAAATTTTGTATACCATATTTATTAATCGCTCTCCACAAGTAAACTCCTGATCCTCTATATCCATCATTTGGGCTAAAGGAGGTAACTTTACCTATATAATATTTACTGTTTACTTGATTTATTACAACGTAAATAATATGATATAAATCATCAAACCCTTTAGACGGTTTTACATCATGATAAATTGACAAACCATGGGGTTTTAATACATCATCTAAAAGCATTTCGATCTCCACAAAGATCTTAATTGGAGGTCCTATCCATAGTTGTGGCTATGGAAGAGTAGCTAGCTCTTGTTGGACCATAAATCATTGCCAGTTAGCTATAACTTTGGACTTTCTCCGAATTTAATGAGTTTAATCGACACTATTACTAGTGAAGTGTGCTATTTGTATTTAACACAAGTGCAGCTTCAAAAGGATTGCCACTATTGTAAACACAGATAACTTCGTTTACAGGTAGAGTACCGCCGTTAGGTATGCGAACAACAATAATACCATCCAGAGTACCAAAGACGTGAGGACCAATATTGGTACCGTCAGATATCTTAGTAAACCCAGGAAGAGTGCTCATCAAAGAAGCAGCATCGCGACCAGCAATCATTATGCTGATAGTGCCACGACCAGCGTTACCAAGCATGGTTGACTCAGCTGAGCTCAATGCATCCTTAAACGTCATCTTCGTAATCTTCATTACAAGTCGTTAGCTTGTAACCGCATTTGCATCTTTTAAATGCTGATACCTATCGCTAAAATAGGGACTAGAAAAAATACGCCTTCTAACATAATTTAAACTACAATTAAGCTTACTAACTATAGCATTAACTGGAATTCCTTCATTATGCATACGATTAATTTCTAGTACAGCATGTTCATCACTATCAAACCCTAACGATATGGATTTATTATGAGCGCGATTAGTTGATCTACATAATAACGTTTCATCAGAAAATTTTTTACCAATTAACTTATTACGTATATTCTCTTTAGTTTCTTCAGAGTGAAGCCTTCCTATTGCTTTATCTCTTATTTTATCTCTCCACTCTTGATTTCTAACCATTCCATACGATGGATGATCTTCAGGTTTGTACGTCTCTTGATTAGCCCAGTGATGGACTCTTATATTATCTCGAGTTTCTTTAGATACAATCTTACCTGAAGATCCTTCCCCACCATCAGTTAGGTTTAATAACGGACCACGCTCTAAGTCTTTACGACCTATTAATTTAATTAGTTCTCGCTCTAGCGAGAAAGCATCATCTTCTAATAAATTTTCTCTAACTCTATAAATTATAGGTTTTTGAGAACATTTTATAATGCTTCTAATTCTATTAATTTTACGACTTGTAGAATGACCCGCAGTACTTAGAGCTTTCCAATAATGGAATTCAACTCTGTACTCAGTACCTTTACCAACGTAAAATGGTTCATAATCAAAATACCAGGAATTGTAGAAATACTTACCTGGAAGTCGTGGATCTAGATATACATAAACTAAATAATCACTACTCACTTTAACTACCCATAAGTTAAGACCAGTATATGGTGAGTGAACAAAGCCTGGATTTTGCTTTTTCGATAATGATCGCGACTCATTATCTAGTTCACTCAAATCGTAGATGCAAATACTGCTCCCAGTCGCCTGAGAGACGAGGTCATATCACCACCTTCAGCATAATCTGGTAAGGTGCAGGATTTTCAGGACTCATAACTTAGTCCCTACAGTGACCGTCGAACCTTCATCCTTAAATTACGTTACCGTAAATCTCTCACGAGGTAGGATGAGTGGCTGCTGATTTTCTCCACCTAGTCACTTTACTTTCAAGTTATTTCTAACTTAATTAGCGGACTAGGATACAGAGACGTCCCAGCAATTAACCCTGTTTATTCACTGATAAACTTCAGTGCAGAGCAATTTCTTGCTCAGGACCACAATTTGATTTATGGTCAAAGTAGCTGACACCGTCTGGTGCCTTCTTCGACCAATTTAGATTTCCTTGAGCATGGGCACGCAGACTACCGACAGCAGTGCTTACTAGTTCTGAGTTGATGGCGGCACCTAGATCGATAGCAATTTCATCATCAGCAATTATACCAAAACGACGACGTAGAGCATAGTTCTGCTCAAGACCAATGGTCTCCTTTAGGGCGAAGACACGAGCAACTACGGACTTGGAGCTAAAGCGGCTCTGAATACGAGGAATATCTTCAGAAGCTGCAAAGTCCTGAGTAGGAACGGCCATGATTGGCAGAGCAGCTAGAGGATTATTACGAAGCTCTAGAGCGACTGCGCCGGTAATGTAGTCAACCGTACCTTGAATATTATAGCCAACAAGCTGACCAGCACCGTTGTCAGAACAGGTTAGATTCAAACCTGGGATACTTACACTGACCATGTAGGCACGTAGAGGGGTATTAGGTAGTACTAGATTATAAGCAGTAGTACCGGACTCAGTTTCGCCAACCTGCATCTCAAAACGATCGGACGCGTAACCAACTGGTACAACGTCCTCAGCAGAGTCTGACTTTAGAAAAGCCTGACCAGCGGTAACATTACCACGAGTGGTCTGAGCAATTATATTCTTGAAATATACGGTGCCTCTTTCTTCCTGAATCGGCTGCACGGAGGCAATAACCGACATCGGAGAAGAACCATAGTTGGCAGTAATAACATCAAAGGCGATGTCAGGTATCTTGCCTAGCTGAGACAAAGTACCATCATCTTCGCAGAGTTCTTTGTAAACTTCAAAGGACTCTAGCTGCTTTCCAAGAGCGTAAACGTCGTAAGGAGTAATCGAACGAATCTTGCTCAGTAGAGAATGATCTTCTAGCATCTGAACATGAGACTTATAACGATTAAAATAACGATCAGCCTCACGCTCGTGCTGCTTTCCCATTATACGATCTTCTGACATCTTTTCCATTTTTCAACTCACATATATATATTTAAGGGTTTACTGGGTTTTCCAGTAGCGCTGGATTCAAATTAACGAGAGAATGTGTCGAGTAAACGAGCACTACGACTCTCAGTCATAGAAACTTTTGATGAAGCTTCTTCATTGATTGGTGCAAATTCTTCAGTAAGCGACTTGCGATATCTACTAGCAATACCATTAGATTCACGTATAGTCTTAATCATCTCAATGCCTTGATCCATGCCATGAGTTTTTATCATCGAAGCAACAACTTCACGATGAACTCCTAGATCCTCTGCAATAGTCTCTACCTTGTCATTAAATTCTTTCTCTTTTGACTCATTAATATGCTTCTCAATAAGATCAAAAGCTTCTGAAATTTCGCTCGGAGATCCAAGAGAAATATACTGCTCAAGAAGATCAGCTGACTTATCAAGAGCTTCAACTGTATCGCCTAGACTACCAACTTCAGTAGAGAACTCTTCCAATATGCCTAGAGCACGATTTATCTCTTCAGGAGTACCAAGCTCACGATAAGATTCAATTAGCTCCTGAGCTTCATTTAGCTTGGACTCTACGTCTTTTGGTGAACCTAGCTTTTCATACATGCTCAACAGGTCAATAGCTCCATTAATGGCAGTCTCTACCTCATCGACGCTTCCGTAGCTGCGATACCTGTTAAGCTCTTCTCTTAGCTCAAAATGAGCCGACTCAGACATTGACTTTGACTTATGAATATGATTTTCAATTGCTGAGAATGCTTCTGAAATTTCATCAGGAGTTCCTAGCATGCGATATTCAATAGCAATCTTTTCAGCTTCATGCAATGCATCTCTCAGAGTGGAGACAGTTTCGTCCAGATTTTCTTCTTCAATCTTGTTTAGTTTCTCAGAAAGCTGCTTATTGGTATCTAATACCTGATCCAGCTTCACACGAAGCTGAGTCTTTTCTTCAGTCAGGCTTTCAATAACTTTTGCTAGATCAACGCTCATGGAATTTTGCTCCTCGCCATCGTCGGCGAATTCAGAATTTAAATCATCATTTGAATTTTCTACCAGCTGAGGTATAGCGGTAGTAACACCTGGGATTCTTACAAAGTCAAATCCTACTAAATCATAAGTATCAGGATTTACTATACGCTTACCTTCAGAGGTTTTTCCTTTGTATTCGCCATATCCTCTAGATGAAACAGGAAACTTGGCCCCTGAGCGTATAATTGTATTTAGAACTCGTCCTGACGGAGTGTTTAAAATCAATATTTCTCCGAATCCTTTACCATCCTCGTCAATCCATAACTTACTAACTCTATGGCTAGCTTTACCTTCTAGAATAGCTTGATCATCCAACGGTTGTTTATGTCCGATAGTGCCAAACATTAATCCGTTGTTAATCAGGTCATTCTTTTTAGATATTACATTTTCCCACAGAGCCTTTGGATAGAATCTGTTATTTTCAGTTGCAGCATTTGTTACAAAGAACGGTCCGCTAACTCTACCTAGAACGTTAATACCGTCGACAATAGAGTCTTCAGCGGCTTCATCTATACTCCAATTGCTCTCAACCTTCCCATTGAAAGTGTCAACTAGAAGTTCTTTATCCATCGCGTTTGTCTCCGGAATCGCTACTAACTAACTTATAGAGATATAGCGAATCGTTATCGTAAGAATTGAAATCAATATTAACTTTAAACTCTTCTTCTACAATAGTCGGATCAATAAGTCTTAGAAGAGTTTCAAGTTCATTTTCATTTAAACTATATTCATTTTTAACTAACTTTAACTCAATATCATTGAGTGTAGATATAACTTCTTCAAGTATCTCATCATACTCTATCTGCTCAGTAATTGACTTATAATATGCTAAATCAATATATAGATGAGTTCGTATTGATGATATAGACTTTA